TATTTTCCCTTACTTCCTGCCGACTTCCCCCTCGTCAATCCAAAAGCCGCCATGTTCTTTTATGTAATTTCGGATTGTTTTTTCGCCGACACCAAGATATGTAGCCATGTCATTTATATCTGCCTGACCGTTATTCTCTTCTGCCGTAAAGGCTGTCATAAGGGATTCCATGCGTCCTTTTTTGTTTTCCGATTTAGTATTTTTCTTACTGAAATTCTTCTTGTAAGGCGGGTTAAAATCGCCCTCAAAATTACAGTCTTTCAACACACCTGTTGTATCTGATTTGTGTATCGGATAATCAAACCAAAGGTTAAGTGCATCAAATGCCGGAAACTCTCGCAGAGTACCCTCTATTCTCCACGCTGACATCCCTTTTACGGTTTTTTCGGCACGGGCAACATCTGACATCATCAGCTTAAAAGACTGTTCAGGAAGCGTTTTGCGTGCGATGTCAATCATATTATTTGACATTACCAAATCGTCCTGCGAACACACTTCGCTGATTTTGTTAAAACGACCTATCCAGTCTTTGCAGATTTTACAGGTTCTTTCATCCTTTTGCTGCTTCATCAAATTTTCGCTGATTTCAAGCCTTGTAAGGTCAAGGAGTGCATCGGGGTCACGAGCGAAAACACCAGAGCCCGAAACTCTGTCCATTGACTTTTTACCGCCCTGAGCACCTTTTGAATGGTGGTGACAGTAGATTACCGCACAACCAATTTCGGTACATACCTTGTCAAACTGGTTGCAGAAGTGTGCCATTTGGTCAGCACTGTTCTCATCGCCTGTAATAACCTTGTATATCGGGTCAATTACTACGGCTATAAAGTTGCCTTTCAGTGCTCTGCGAATGAGCATAGGTGCTAACTTATCCATAGGCACGGACTTACCACGCAAGTTCCAAATATCAATTCTGTTTAAGTTTTTGGGTTCAAGTCCAAGTGCTTCATATACGTCCTTGAATCTGTGAAAACAGGACGCACGGTCAAGCTCAAGATTCACATACAAGACATTGCCCTGCGCACACTTAAAGCCGAACCATTCTGTTCCCTCGGCAATTGCAATACACAATTCGATAAGACCAAATGACTTACCTGCCTTAGAGGGACCACCGAGGAGCATTTTATGCCCCTGTCGCAATACTCCCTCAATCAGAGGCGGAGCAAGTTCAGGAGGATTTTCAAAAAAATCTGCAAGGTTGTCAAGATCAGGTAAGTCATCGTTGATACTTTCCACCCAGTCTTTCCACTCGGCAAAGTCTGATTTACCGATGTTTGTGTCAATGATAAACTGCTTTTTGCCGTTGCGGATAACACCGGGCATACGGCTCAGCCTTGACGGATTGCGGTTCTGCTTGTCGATTTCAAAGCCGTTTTTATGGCATACATTGTAGAGATAATCAACCCTTTTGCGGTATTCGTCATAGTTTGCGGCATCAATCTTAACGATAGCGTGGACTGATTTTCCGCCCGAATAAACAAGCACCGCAACAGGCAGTTCAAGCTCTCTGATGATTGCATTCTGTTCTTCAAGAGCCATACAGTCAGATTCCACCAGAGCGTAACGATAATCGGTTACATTCTCGTTTTTAACGCCTTTGCCGTCCAATGGATTAAACCTTATCCACGCTCCTGCCTCGGGTTTGTAATCGCCGAATACATTTGAAATATCACCGTCACAATTGTTGAGGGCGGCAATAAGCTCACCTGCCGTACGGTCACAACTGCCCTTTGTAGGCAGATATTTAACCTTGCCGTTATCGTTCTTCTCCCAAGTTTCGGTTACATAGCCGACATTTTCGGAGCTGTCAAAGAGGGTTTCAAGGTAGGTTACAATTTCATTCACAGGATTCCAGTTTGCAGGCTCGTGAAACTTTACACCCTCACAGGCTGTTACTCCAATATCGCCCTGCTCAAAAGCAATTTCATCATTCCAGCCGAGTTCTTTCGATTCACGGAAAGTCATACCTCTGTCTTTTGCCATTTGAACTATCGTGCCTGCTGTGACAGGTGAGGCAGAGCCGTTAAAGCTCTGCCATTTCTTTTCACACTCACCGTTGTGATATCGGCTGTCTGCTCTGCTCCAATCGTCCCAGTCCCTTACGCTGTACCCCTCTTGTTTGAGTGCCATTCCGACATTTACCCAGTCTTGGTAGTCGAGCTCTGACGGACTGATGTATTCAAGTGCATTAAGTAAGTCCAACCGTATTCACCTCGCTTTGCGGTACATATGTTTTCGGGTTAATGTTTTTCGGAGTTCTCCAACCGTTTGCGGCAATCCTTGAAATCAAGGCTGATGCTTCGTCAAACTGCCATTTGCCCACGTGCTGAAAACCTCTGCTTTCGAGCATACGGATTTGTTTAGGTGTGGTTAAGCCCTCAATTCTTCGTTTTTCGAGCCTGTCAAGAATAAGTTTTGCTTTGCCGGCACTCTGAATTTCATCGGGGAATATTCCGAGCTTTTCAAGTTTTGCTTTCTGTTTGTCCGTAGGCGGAGAGCACTCCCAGCCGAATGCAGGAACATATCCTGCAAGGTCCTGCGCCTGAATTGACATTTCGTACTGCAACGGATCTACAAGTTTGCGTTTGCGTGTTCGCATTTCCGCAAGCTGATTTGCAAGCGCCTCTTCACGCTGAGCAACAACATCTTCACTTGCTTTTTTCTCCGCTTCTTCAATGTCAATCGGACAGCCTGCCTGTTCCGATAAGTTTTCGGTCATTTTTTGTGCGACATCATCGTTGTCGCAAATGAGATGTGCAGGTCTGCACAGTTCGTGTCGCTCTGTGTGCCATAAGAAGTCGAGCAGCAAAAGCTCTGTCTTGTTGGGCGCAAGCCTTGTTCCTCTGCCGACCATTTGGCAGTAAAGCCCACGCACCTTTGTAGGTCTTAAAACGACAACGCAGTCAACGCTTGGGCAGTCCCAACCCTCGGTTAAAAGCATTGAGTTGCACAGCACATTGTATTTATCGTTTTCAAAATCCTGCAATACTTCCGCTCTGTCTTCGCTGTTGCCGTTGACCTCTGCCGCTTTAAAGCCTTTTTCGTTCAAAATATCTCTAAATTTCTGCGATGTTTTTACAAGTGGTAAAAACACAACAGTTTTACGGTCCTTACAGTATTTTTTCATTTCTTCGGCAATCTGATAAAGATACGGATCAAGTGCCGTGTCAATGTCGCTTGCTTTAAAATCTCCTGCCTGTGTGGCAACTCCCGAAAGGTCAAGTGTAAGCGGTATTGTCACAGCTTTAATCGGTGACAGATACCCCTCTTTGATAGCCTTAGGGAGTGTGTATTCATACGCAAGCGAATCAAATACTGCTCCTAAATTTTTCATATCTCCTCGGTCGGGTGTTGCGGTAACACCCAACACTTTTGCATTGTCAAAATGCTCAAGCACACGCTGATAGCTGTCGCTGATTGAGTGATGTGCTTCATCAATAATGATTGTGTCGAAATAATCGCTGTCAAAGTTTGACAGTCTTTTCTCACGCATAAGCGTCTGTACAGAGCCTACAACAACCCTGTTCCACGAGCCTATGCAACTTTGCTCGGCTTTTTCAACTGACGAATTAAGTCCTGTTGCCTTTTGAATTTTGTCCGCCGCTTGGTCAAGCAACTCACCACGGTGGGCAAGTATCAGCACCCTGTCACCTCGACGGACACATTCTTCGGTGATTTTTGCAAAAACTATCGTCTTGCCACAGCCTGTAGGCAAGACAAGTAATGTTTTTAGGTTGCCGCTTTCCCACTCGGAGAAAACGGCATTCTTTGCTTCATTCTGATACGGTCGAAGTTGCATTAAAAGCTACCCGGTGTCCAGTTATTCGGCATCGCAGTATTTGGCGTTGCAGGCTGTGTGTTATACTGTGGCGGATATGTAGGCTGTACATACTGCTGAGGTGCAGGCTGTGCTACGGCAGGAGATACCGTTGTCACCTGCTCATCGTAGGCATAAAAATACTTGATGTCATTTGTTACGCCCTCTGTACCGTCATTCTTGACATATTTGCGTATGATAACCTGACATTTACCTTTCTTGCCGATAATGCCTGTCCAGTCCATACGGAGCGGTTCGCCGTGCTTTTTCATTGACACGGACAAAAAGAGCTGTGACAGCTTCCATTCAAGCGAGGAGTGCAGTACGAAATTAACTGTAATTTCTCGCTTGTCATCTGCTCCCCACACATCAAAAGTCACCTTTGCCATATTGCACGGCGGCAGTTTGCCTTTACCCTGTGAGCGAGCACGCTCAACCTTTGCTACTGTAAAATCATAATCACCCTCGGGGAGCGGTTCATAATTTCCGCCCTCTTCGGTTATTTCGTCGTTCCAACCAAATTCTCTATCCATTTATACATCTTCCTTTCTTATTCAAACGGTAAGTCACGGTTGCTCTGTATCACTTCAAACACTTTATTCCACGCTCCCACAAGGCAACCGTTAATAAATCGTGGGTCATAGTTTGTAATCGGTGTATCATAAGGGTAGTGTCCCTGTGTAAACACCGCCTGTCTGATTTCGCTTTCGTCAACTCCGTTAGCTCTCATAAGGTCGGCAAGAGCTTTTGGTATGCCCTCAGGAATATTGACAGATTTATCATTCTGTATCTGAGGTGTTGACAGTGGTACAGATTCGGGAGTTTTTTCAATTTGCGTAGTTTGTGGTACAGGCTGTGTCACGGGCTCTGCCTTAGGCGGCTGAGGTATCGGATTCTGCGGAACAGGAGCGTTATTTACAGGTGCAACATCATTAAAAATATGGGCAATGCCTGCATAGCTAAAGTCCATTTCTTCTGGCAGTCCGTGACGGTTCTTTGCGTCCCAACAAGGGTGATGAAGCGTGTACATTACTCTCCCTCCGCCCTGTGCCTTGTACTTTCTGCCGTCTTTGTCGGTTGCTACCGCTACTGTTTTATAATTTGCGAAAAGCACCATATCCGCCCATTCTTTTACAAGCGGAGAAATCTGTGAAGCAGTCTTTTTGCCGAGTTTAAGCTCCCAACGGTCATATTCACCGATTTCATCAGGCTGTGAAAACTTGCGGAGCTGTGCGTGTGCGGTAAGCACAACATTGATACCTCTGTCGATTAAATCTTCAAGGCTGTTCAAAAATCTGCCGAACTCCTCTTTTTCGTAAACATATCCGTTTCCGTAACCGAAATCCTCAATGCCTTTTTTGCCGTACTTTGAGCAAATATCATCAATACAAAGCTGTTCCGCCCAGTCGATTGTGTCAATGACAACCGTCTTGCATACAGTCGGATTGCTTTTGATATATTCAAGCTGACTTTTGAGCATAGTCCACGATGTCGGCTTATCCATTCTCGCAACATCAAGGTTTTTTGTGCTGCCCTCCGTGTCGATAAACAGAGGATTCGGAAACTGCGAAGCAAATGTTGATTTGCCGATACCCTCGGGACCGTAAATTACAACCTTTTGAGCCGACTTAATTTTACCTCTTGTAATGTTCATTTATCTCACCCCCTGTACATCTGAAAAATTGATTTTATTGCCGTCAACATCAATGACAACATAGTCGATTGCGTAGTTGAGCAGTTCGTTTGTCAAATCCTGTATTGACTTGCCTGTCATACCTGCAATCAAAACAATTCTTGAATAGTTTTCAGGCATAATCTTGACCTTGGTATAACCGCAGGCAAGCTCTCTGTGCGGATTGCATTTGATTACACATTCATTTGTATTTGTTTTTGCTGTTGTTTTAGCTGTAGTTCTTGTAGCCATAATTAAAACTCTCCTTCTGTCCAAGTCGGTGTTGTAACAGGTGCGGTTGTTTCGGACTTAATATAACCGTCCTCAATGATGATTGAACATTCATCACCGTTTGAAACTCTTGTTGCAATAGCCTGCAATCCCTCTGATTCAAGCCATTTTGCAAAGTCTTTGAGTGTGTCGGTATCCATTTGTTCGAGCTTGTCAAGCAGGACAAATCCGCATTCGGGATTGAGCTTGCGAACAATTGCCGTAGCGACACGAAGCTGTTCCGAACCGCACATGTTGTCCCACTTAAAACCGTTATATGTAAGCTCGCCATTTTCAACCGATAAGCCGTCAAGGGGCAAGTTTGCGTTGTTGAGCAGGTCATATTTTGTTTTGCGGATTTCTTCAAGCTGTGCTGTCATATCGGCGTACTTGCCGTAATATTCCTTTGCGTCCTCATCAGCTTTCGCTTTATCGAGGTTGGCTCTGACTTTGCGGTTAATTTCGTCAATCTCGGTAATGTTTCTTTCAAGCTCTGCCGTGCTTTCATCGTGCAGTTCGGCAACGGTCTTTCTGCTCTGTTCAAGCTGTGCAAGCACTTTTGTAAGTTCGGAATTGTATTTTCTCAAATCCTCGTTAAGCCTGTTGATTTCGCTCTGCAAATTGTTGGCACGGATTTCAAGGTTATCTTTTTCTACTCTCAGACGGTTATTTTCACCGTTGCGTGCAAGAATTTCCTGCTGTTTATTGATAAGTTCAGAGGCTGATACAGGTTCATTCGGCACGCCTTCGTATTCGGGAATTTCGGCG